TGTGGCATCCGTACCAATCATAAACTCCTGAAGCGGGTCATCGTTAACAAACGCTGTGACGTCTTCACTATTTGCCGGAGTTGTTGCTGCAGGGTAATAATTGCTCCATGTAGGTTTTAAAGTTGTTGTAGCATTATAAAATACTCCATTCAACACTCCTACACAAGCAGTACCAGCAGCGGCTGTAACAATATATCCACCAGTTGTGGCAGAAATATCAATTTTTACAGGCTCTCCATTATAAATAGCATTTGTTTCAGCAGCATCTATTTCGTATTTAGATTGCCCCTGGATAGCGGGAGTATTTCCTACTCTCATTACCGGTTGCAACCCAAACCCAGCTGTGTTTGTGTTTGCCATGTTATTGCTCCTTGTGTCTATATTTCTATAGACGGTTTATATTAATTCGTTGGTTTTCAGAATTATTAAAAAATTAACTTTTCTTAGTACCACCGAAGGTTACGCTAGTCTGTCGATCAATATTGATCGGCATACTTGGATGCTGTTCCTTCATGAGATCGTGTTTAACCGCTTCGTCTCGAGCTTCCGTTTGTTTACGAAAGTACTCTTCTCGTTGCTTCGCGAGCTCTTCTGGTATCCTAGCCAGCAATAGGCCACCTACCCCTATAATCCCAGCATATTTACCGTCTTTAACAACGGGATAATCCTGGCCTTTATATTCGTCGGCTCTCACTAAGTCCCATCCGGATCTTAATTTACCCGTGACGTTCTTAGTATCATCGAATCCAACGCTTTCAGCCCTGATCCATCTGTGCCTGTATCCTGCAGGCGGCTTGGGAGCATCTAGAGATGATGGAGGAGTCCATACTTTAGGTCTTTCAGTTTTAGACCTGATTTGACTCGCACGAGAAGTGGTTTTTGTTTCTTTTATCATATGCTTATACCTCCTTCGTGAGTTTTAATTGTCTTGCATATTCTTCGAGTGGCACACCTAATTTTTTAGCAATTGCTACCTGTGAAGATGTGAGTTTCACAGTTTGGCGTCCTGGTTTCACGCTTCTTATTGCAGAAGCAACCGTCTGAACGGGTTCGGACGTTTTATTAGTTACACTCTTATCAAATTTATGGGGAAAGTCAACCTTAATTCTTTTGTCAATTTCCGCATAATAATCATCCGATTTTGGATCAAATCCTTCTTTTTCGACTAGATCCTTATGGATTTCGAACGCAGTAAAAGTCATAGCTCGGTCTTGACCAAACCATCTATTTTTACCAGCCCAATTTTCAGCTTTAGGGTCAGGTTCTGGCAAACGTTGAGGAGTTTGCTCAGGAAGATAACCTCCATGAGATAACCTAGGTTCTCTCACAGGCTCTGCTTCTTTCCCTGCCTTAGCGGCTGCTAATTTAGCATTATCAAAAGATAGTTGAGCTATTCTTTTGTTAGCGTCAACTTGAGCTTTAGCATCTCCAGCTTCAATAGCCCCAGCTAATTCTTTTTCAGCTGCTTCTAATCCACTTTTAACACTACTTTCAAGTTTTGAAATGTAATCCTTGTCCACTTTTTTGAACTTAGATTCCATTGCTTGTCTATTAGTTTCTACCGCTTGCGCATAATCAATAGCTGCCGCTTCTCTTCGTTCAGCTTCTCTCATTCTGCGTGTTAATTTAGAAATACGACCTTGTACTCCCCTACTGTATTCTTCTAACTTTTTGTCGTCTTGCGGTTGGCTCGGCGAAACATCAGTCTGCTTATCAGATTCCGCAGGTGCGTCATCGGACTCAGCACTGTCTTCAGTAGTTTTTTGTTCAGTCTCCTTGTCATCTTTTACCTCCACTTCTGACTTTTGGACTTTTTCCTCGGGTAATTCTACATCAGCCCCAGGACCCGATATATCTAAATCGACCATCGGTTCTTTCTTTTCTGTATTTTCTTGTACTTTTTCTTCTGTTGGTTCAGGCATAGTTTCCTCCTATGTTAATATTTATGCAAGATGTTTTTAGGATCTTGTATGGTTGCTAAGACTTCATCTTCATTGAGGAGTCTTACTTCCCCACCCTGTATTTCAATCCGGGAGCCAGCATAACGGGCAAAGACTACCCAGTCACCGACCTTGCACCAAGGACCACTAGGATAACGTTTTTTATCCTGATAGCACTCAGAACCCATCGCAAGTACATTTCCACATTGAGATGCAACTTGTTGACGTTCTACAGTTTCTTGGCCTAAATATAGACCACCTTCAGTTTTCTCTTTCATTTTGAAAGGTAAAACTAAAATTCTCCAACCCGTAGGTTGAGGTAATTTTTCTTTTACGTTTGTAATTTCTTTTTTTTCTTCTGATTTTTTTAAACCGACTAAATCCTTATTTGGTAGATGGATTTTTGGTGTTAATGTCGACGATTGTTCCTTTGTTGTCATTTTGCTCCTTCTCATTTAGCAGGTTAGAGATTTCCTGTCGCACTGACTCCAGTGCGTGTATTTGTCCAGTAATATACTTATAAGTTTCCATATTGTCAACCCCTCCGGACGTAACATTCATTGCTAGGGCTTGAATACGTATTTCTGTTCCTTTTTTTAATCTGTATAAGACCTGTAAGGGATCTAAGGACATTTATTTGTTCTTTTTTCTTCTTTTAAGCTTCTTTTTATAGGCAATTGTCTTCTTTAGTCCTAAACTAGGTTTAGGTGTCAACTCCATAAGGGGATGAGTTTTTTTATTCCACCAGCTCATTATTTATTTTCTTTTCTTTTTATTTTTTTTAGTTTTATTCTTTTTGCCTTTTTTCTTATTTAATCTTTTAAGATAATTCTTATCTTTTTTCTTCTTTTTCTTTTTAGCCATTTTTCCTCCTTTATTTTCTAGTTTTACCTTTTTTATTTAATTTTTTAACTGCTTTAGCACCAGGCCAATCTTTAGCCTTACCTACAAATCCTGCTACGAGTGTTTTAACAGGTTTGCCACCTTGCTTTAAACCTACGCGACCACCTTTAGCATTATGCTCTATTTTTCTTGAATGTTTTCCACCCCATCCTTTATCTCGGTCAGGAAACGCGCTCTTCAGTACTTTTTCAGAATAAAATGGGCTGTAGTCTGATTTTTTTTTAATTTTTTTTAGTCTTTTTTTCCCTTCTTTTTTATGAGCTTTAAGATGATGAGCTTTACCTTTAATATCTCCAACATCTTTTTTAGCTTCTTCAAATGTTTCTTTAGAAACTGACCAACGTCCATGATAAGGTGATTCGAATTTTCCCCTTTTTCTGTTATTCTTTTTTTCTTTTTCTTTAACAGATTTTGCCCGATCACTTCCGGCTTTAAAAGCAATACCACCTGTTGCATGTGATTGACGTTTAGTAACAGTCCCATGTAAAGGACTTAATTTATTCCAGTAATTACTCATAATTGATTATTAGTGTATTTCATTTTTAAAAGCAAGTCTATTTATATTTCAATTTTTTGTAGATTTTTTGCTAAAGGACCTTTTTCGCCGTTCTCAACTTCAAATGTTAATGCATCACCTTCGTTTAACTGCAAGCTTGATGCTCGGGCTGCAGAAGCATGAACAAAAACATCTTTTTCCTTATCTTCTCGTTCAATGAAACCATATCCTTTTTGTCCATTAAACCACTTAACTTTTCCTTTTAGTAGTTCACTTGCCATTATTTCTTTTTACTTCCACCATTTCTCCAGATTTGAGTTCCTTTGATACCAAAAATACTTCCGACTACCAAAATCCAAAGTGAAGTGAACCAAGTTGGCAATGTTGAGAAATACTCAAAGAAAAGTTTTACTTTCTCCATTGCTGTCGGATCATCACTTATGACTGCCCACATTAAGACAATTATGGGAGCCGAGAGGATGACCAAAACAAATTCATCTTTCCAGTCAGATTGTCTAGCTTCTAAAAGTTTTCCTTGATAAGACTCCTCGCCTTTTGCCATACGTTCTGCATGAAGTAATTGTGCATCTGACATAGCCACTTTGGTTCGTTGTCTATTGGAATAGATTTTAGCACCAGCTTTTAAAGCCATTCCAGCTAAATTAAACCACATTATTTTAATTCCTTTCCCAGTTTAGCATAATGAATAATCTTGTCATATCGTTCCTGATCTGTTTCGCCCTCTTTTTCTCTTGTTGCATACTTTACAATATTGCCATCAATAAAATTAAGCTTATTAGCTGTAATATATTCAATGGGCTGTATTTTAAGTTTAAGGTAATGGCTACCCCCACTTTGTTCTTCAATGGCTCTAGAATCGCCTCTTTGTTCCATTAAAGTACCACTTTTGTTCATACTATATCTCCAATCCAATTTCCATGCTTATTTAATACCATAGGAAGTAATCGTGGAATACCATTTAAAATCACAGCAGAACCCATAATAAATCGTGTTCTAAAATTTTTGGCATAAGCAAAGGCCATGTGCTTTTGTGCCGCCAAGCATCCTACGTTCATCGCAAAGAATAGATGATCCGGATTAGCCCAGTAGTTTATAACAAACTTCGTATGATAATGGCCTTGTACTGCGGACATACCCATTGTTTGAGATACTTTTAAAACATCAGCACTTCTTCCATGTGTAAAGAAACACTTTTGTCCATTGCTCATTTGAATAGTTAAATCATCAACCCACTTCCATTTCTTTGTTCCTAAAAATTCTCCATAGTCTTTTAAGAACGATCTACTCATTCCATATTTTAATGCTCTTCGATAAACCAAGCTGGAGTGATTAGATTCGACCTCAACCATTTTAGGAAAAATAGATTCAAGTTCTTTAATGTGTTTAATAGACTCGCTTAATTCATGTCCGGCAGAATATAAATCAGGATCGTGGGTATGAAGATTGATTGCGTGGAAATCTAATAGATCGCCAATGTTTAAAATAAAGTCAGGTTTAAATTCTTTCTTGATTGCTTTTAAAAATTTGAAACTGTCTTTGTGATGGTAAGGTATGTGAAGATCGGATATTACTAAAATTGATTTGAACATATACTATATAGTGTATATGTTATGAGTTGAATTATTGCAAGACTGCGAACACTAAATGAGAAATAGCAATCAAGCAAACACTCCACATAACTTTTTCCATTCTTCCTACTCGACAAGCTAAATGGTTTATGTGGTTATCACGAAGCACACTAATATCTTTTTGAAGAAGTTTAATCTTCCCCTCAATTCTAATAATTGCTTCTCTGTTTTCTGTTTGCGTGGTCATTATTCCACTACTTCTCCTTTATGCCATTTCATATCTGGTAATCCATTTGTATATGATTTTCCGTCAAATGTTAATACTTGTTTTCTATTAGATCCTTTTTCATTATAAGAAACATGAATCCAACCAATATTACCATCTCCACTTTCAGGATTCCAGAATTCTAAAATAAGTTGGTCAAAGTCCACATTGGCTTGTACCCAGTAAGCGACTTTAATATTAGGCACTCCAGCGATTTCAAAATCACAAGCTTGGCCTTTGGTATGTTGAGAGGAGTCAGAACTGCCCAGCAAACGATTAACTTCTAAACATCTAAAACCACTATTAATTATAACTGGTTTTTCATCAAACTTGGCTCGTACTGGTTCTAAAATTTCATAGCATAGGTTTTCTAAATTCTTAACATCTCCGCTATGAGGAGTGTTGTTAATTCCATTCCTAGCCGCAATTTGACTCTTGGTAAATTCTTTTAATTGGAAATGTTTGGAAAGTTGCATTATTAATCTCCTTGAAGATTAACGAGAAATGATAATAAGTTTAATTATATTTTTAACCATAAACCTCTATAACATAAAATGGCTTTTGAAGTACATTAATTATTCTAGGTTTTCCTCTTAAAAACATAGTGAGTTCCTTGTTGAAATGTTATTGATAATAATTTTCTTTTAAAAAATCGTACATAATAGGTACGTCTTTAACCGCCTTTTTCCATTCATCTTTTCTTTTATCTAAACGATCAGTAGTTGATTTCCATTTCTTCTTCCA